CCCTCGGAGTATTAAGTCGCAGTAGGACCGAGTTCCACTTTTGACTGCCAGTTACGAGCTCTGGCGCTACCCTATCGTTGTAGCCGTTTTATCCACGATTCTAACTTAGCGGTCCTAAGGTGAATTCGTTTCAATAATCTAAATCTGGCTTCTTGCCAATATTATATTTAGTTACTAATTCCCATTCATTCTTTTCACGGAATGAAATAATCTTTATCTGATGTAAAGGTGCAATATTGTCCACCATAATTTGTGGATTTACAATTGTAATCAAACCCCATTCTTCTAGCAGTTTGGCAATTGCGTTACGCCTTTGAATATCATTATCAGAAATGTTCGCTGGTTTACCATCAAGAGCAAACAGTTCTTTGAAATGCACTATGTAGTAATGGCCTTGTTTATGTAGAATATGACAAGACTGGTACAACACTTTTTCTTTGCGTGAAGATACACCAATACGAGTTAGCGTTTCTCGTACCTTCAGAAAGTCATCTTGTTCGTTGAGAGTTACTTCAACGAAATTAGACAAATCTACCATAATTTTATCCACCAATATCCGTTTGTTCTTTTAGTTTTTGGATTTGTTCATCACTAAGTAGGCGTAATGCTTCACGAGCCTTGGAATCTGATAGTCCGTAGACCTGCTTGATACATTCTATATCTTCACTTTTTTCAGTCTTTACCCACTTGGCGAATGGTCTTTTGCGAGACCTGACGGTATTTAGTAAAAAATCATTTTGAAGTTTTTTATCAAGGAAATGCCTACGGTTCATTTCATTTGCATACATTACACAGTCATTATGATAGGACAATGACTTATTCACTAGAAATGGTGTATAGTTTTTCTCTGTCAACTCATCTACAATAAGTTGCTTCTTTCCATGTAGAATCTGATTCACATACTCAAATGGACTCATAACATCCTCACCAAACCAATAGTATCAATTGTTGTCAACAATATGTAGTTAGCAAGCATCCCAAATGATTTCCTAGTATAAGCAGCCCAAGCATACATAGCGCAGCCAGCAATCCATATAGGATATAAAATAAGGAGTGGGGGTGTGGGTACAGTAAGAGCCATGGCAATGCTACAACCAATGCTAATAGCCCAAGCGAGCAACTCAACAACAAAACGAAAGCGATTTGAATTCCAGTCATCTTTTATCCATTGAATGGTAGGTTTTATATATTCAATCATTTGAACTCACACGATACCATTAGCTCAGTCAAACAAGCAACCAAATTGATTTCTTGGTCAGCGACAAACGCTTGTTTATACTGATAGTCAGCGAGAATGATTACTGCTTGTGGTATTGATTGTGGTTTCAAAACATCATACAAGTTATCATACAACTTTCTGAATAGAACAGCGGCATCAATATCGTTACTTGCAACCCACTTACGAATTGAACCAAAGTCTTTATCTCTGATATACTTTACGATATCATTGATACCAACATCAGACAATTGAGATAGAATGCCAGAATCAATCTTACCAAATTGTGAGTAACGCTGAAGTTCATTGATGATTCTACGGAAATCAGGAAAGTGTTTCTTGATTAGTTCAGCAATTACCTTATCATCATACTCAACTTTTTCACTTTGCAAAACCGATTGAATTCGTTTGAAAAATAAACCAGCCATCTGGCTCTTCTCATTCGCCTTGAGTGTGAAGTCAACAACGGCACAACGACTGTGTAACGGGTCAATAATGCGATTTTTGAAATTACAAGTAAAGATGAAAGAACAGTTACCTGCAAATTCTTCAATTGCATTACGCAAAGCAGGTTGAGTTGAATTAGGGTTTAGATAATCTGCCTCATCAATGATGATAACTTTTCTGCCACCAGCAAGTGACATAGATGAAGCAAAGTTTTTGATTTTGGTTCTGAATATATCAATACCACTCTCATCAGAACCGTTGATGACCATAACATCACAACCAATTTCTTCACACATGGCTTTAGCAACAGTTGTCTTACCGACACCAGCCCCACCAGATAAAAGCAAATTGGGAATGTTATTAGAGTTTACATATTCTTGGAAAGGCTTCTTGAGCCTTTCTGGTAGAATACAATCTTCAATACTTTTAGGACGATACTTCTCTGTCCATAATAAATGTTCCATCACAATACCTCATAATATAAAATATAAATTTACTGCTCATTCAATCTAGCAACTACTGTCAAATAACTATCTGTTACTTTTTGACTTTGTTGTGTGTTGAAGAATATTACTGCACCATCTTTCACATCTTCAACAAAGATAACTCTGGCAGGATTTACTGCTACAGAGTTACCTTCTGGTGTTGTAAAGTATTTTAGCATTAGTCTTTCTCATTTAGTTTAGCAACAACATCTTCAATTGATTCTTTTACTTCCCAAGAACCAACAGGACCAGCATAGAGAATAGTTACTTTCTTTTCTTTGTTGCCTTCAGATGTTGCTACTGTTGAACTACGCTCATAAACATTCACAATATGGTCAGGATTGATTGCAATTGGTTCATCAACATGACCTTCTACTGCATTAGTAAACCATTTGAATGCCATAATCAACCCTTAGTAAATGTTGAACCAGTTTCAGTTGAAATCCAATACTGAAGATTTACACCTTTGTGTTTGAAATTGGAGATGCCCTTAGATGAGATTTGAATATCATAAGCACCGTCAAGCAACTTAGATAAGTGTTCAGTTTTGAAAATGAAACGGAACTTATCACCATTACCAGCAGCAATTTCTAAAGAATCAGTATGTGCTGAAGAATCAGAACTATCAAATGCCAAAATAGAAACCTTAGAACCATCTGATTCAACTGCGATTTGTGGTGACTGAAGGACACCAGCAGCATTCATCACCCACTTGAAATCTTCATCTGACAATTCAAAAGACACTTCAGGCGAAGGCATTGTCAACTGCTTTTCAGGTGGAACATTTATCATTGTTGGTTCACAAAAGCGATAGCTGATTTTTGAACGACCTTTGTTACCTAGAATCTTTACTTCTTTTTCACTAAACTCAAATGTTGGGGTATCTTTGTGTAGTGATACGACAGATAAAAACTTATTCAAGTCATAGATACCAAAGTTTGTTGGAATATCTTCACTAATGGTAACTTCAGCGAGAATGTTTTTACCAGAGGACATGGTCTTTAGAACCTTGCCTTGTTTGAAATAGATGCCTTGATTGATAGCACCAAAGTTTTTTAGAATGTTGATTGTATCTTTTGACAACTGCATAGTTTACTCCACTTAAAAATAATATAATTCATTATACTTCATTACTTGATGAATTGCAATACTTGATTCACTTTATTACCTAAATCATCTATTGTACCATCATTCTCAATCACATAATCAAAATCAGAACCTATCCAGTCCCATTCTGATTGGTGAATACCTTTATTACGCATACCCATTTGAGCAGAACTGAATCCTGCATTAGCATCTTTGGCAAGGTCATACCATTCTGGTTCTTCACCACGTTTGACACGAATGATAATACCACCATTGTCCTGAATATACTTTATTTCATTTTGAAAACGGACATCAGTAACAACAACATCTCTACCCTTAGCACGATTCAATAATGAAATAACCCAAACATCGGTGTGAAATACATTTCTGCCTGCCTCTGTCCCCATCAATTGTAGGGCAAGACGAGGAGAGAACTCTTTGTTGAATTTTTCACTCCAGTAAGCATCAGGTTCTTCACGCCATTTACGAGAAACTTCTGTATCACCTTCAAGTAGTTCTCTTGGCCAACCAAAGATTACTGAGCAAGCATCCTTGAGTGGTTTAGCAAAAGAATCTTTTACAAAACCTTTTTGCTCAAGGATGTCACCAACAGTTCCTTTACCAGAACCGATGAAACCTACTAGACCAATAATCATAGACGACCGGTATATTGTGCAACAGCAGGCATATTACCAGTAAAGGCATAAGTGCCGATGTGTTGTGTTCTCATCCAAGGACAGAGATAAATTTGTCCACCAATTTTACGCCACATTTGACAGAACATATAATCTTAACTTAGATAGCGGTCAGAACCACCACCAGTAATAGAATCTTTATAATCAATTACTGTATCAAAGTAAGCATGAATGTAACGAGTGCCGTCAAAGTTGGCTTGACCAACATGGTCTGGCTTATAGTGAATGTTAGGATATGCTTCACGCATTTTCTCAAACACATGGCGTTTTATCATCATGTGACCTGTACCAATCTCCAACACTTCAAG